CGCCAAGAGGATCTAATTCCCCTGGAGCCATATTTGGTAATGCTTTTTCTATTGCCATTAAATTGTTCCTAGTATTTCATCTACGTCTGGTAATTTAGAACCTACTCTACCACCATCTGCGTGCATTGGTAAACCTATTTTTCTTATTGTATCTTTTGCTTCTGTAAAATCAACATAAGGTAATCCTGATACTTCCATTTTTCTTCCATCAAAAGATTTTTTAACTAGATCAGGAGCAGCTTGGCTGTATGAATTTATACCATCACCATCAAATTGTAATGTAAAGTTCATATCATCTCCTACGCCTGATATTTTAATTCTAGCTGATTCTGGGTCTAATCCTAACTTAGCGGCTCTTTCCATTAAATCTTTATTTATATCTTCTGCTGCTTCTTTCATAAGTTTATTATAAATTGTTTTATACCCTGCAATATCTTTCGCATCAGCTGATTCATATACACCAACAATTTCACCAGGATTCCATGACACATTTGTCTTACCTTCTGATATTGCTTTTTCTATGTGTGATTTTAAAACATTCTTAACCCAGTCTTTTTGTTTTTTAAATGGATAATCTTGTGATCCACTTTCATATCGTGCTCTTCGTAGTTTTGCATTTTTAGATATATCCGTATACGATCCTGCAAACTTAACTTCATCAGGAAATAGTCTTGCTAAAAATTCTTCTATTGGCATTTTAGTGTCCGCTACTATTTGTGCTTTAATAGCATCAAATGTATCTACTCCACCAAACATACCTCCTCTAACCTGTCCTCCTTGAGAACTATCTAATAAATCTTTAATGTTCTGTACTGCTCTATCAAGTCCCTCAAATGATTGTGTGTTTCGTGGCAGGTCTTGATTAGCAATACGTTCTAGTAATGCTTTTTGACCATCTTCTCCAGAGGACATTTTACGAGACCAAAATTTATCATAATTACCAAAGGCTGAATCTCCTGGATTTAATTTAGATATTCTTTGTGCATTTAAGAAGTTTGGATTTTTAGCTCTACCTAATTCTTTTTTAGATGCTTGAGTAAGACCACTTAAAAAATCATTTGCATCATCAATCATCTGTTGATTAACTGTTCCGTAGTTATCTAAGATAGATCGTTTAACATTTTGTTTTTGATTTAATCCTAAATTTTTAAAATTCTCTCCGTACATATCATTAGATACTTGGTCTACTTTAACATCAAATCCTGTAGGTTTAGGTTTCTTCGCTTCTTTAGATGCTTCTAATTTAGTTTTTGCATCAGCAAATACTTGGGCATCATCTTCTGTTCCAAAACTTTTCTTTGGAACTTTTCTTTTTGTTCTTGTATTTATTACTTCCCAGATAGGATTATCGGCGCTGCCTGCTTTGAGTTGCACCTCAAACATATCAGGCACTACTTCACCCGGCATATTAATTGGATCGGTATCAAAGTTATATAATTTATTGTCCTTACTAAAATTATTCCACGCATCTTCAAGTGCTTTTTCAGCTTGAGGTCTTAATTTTTTTTCTGCATTTTCTAATATATCAATGCCTGCTATATCTTCAGGACTTTGGTAAGATGTAGAACCACGGTGAACATCACTTTGTGCTTCCATAATATTTTCTGTAACTCTACCATCGGTTGTTGTTTTATCTATAGACCTACTAAAAGAAATAGAATTATCGGAATTAGGATGCCCGCTGTTATGAAATTCATGACGAGAGGATTGTCCTTTTTTAGGATCGAATCCTTGCTCCATAATTGTATAATCTTCCGTCCTGGTCCCTGGCCAACCGGTACCTTTAAAATTATCACTCAATCGTGGATTAATATTTAAACGTTTAAATCTATTAACAATGTCATTTAATTTTTGAGCTTCGGTATATAATAAATTAATATTAGGGTTGTTCGCTTTTCTTAAAATGTTTGGTAAAACAGTGCTTGTATACTTTTGTATAACAACACTTGGATCTTCTACTCCAGCAAAAGTTCTTTTACTTGTTCCTCCTGCCATTGTTTCCAATTCATTTATCATGCTTTGCACAGCCATTTTATATTCTTGTAGAACACGGCCTGAGTTACCTGTAGCAGTAATAGGAACGTTTACTATATCTTGTTTGGCTTGTCGTATTACACCT